TTCTAACTCCCAATCAACATGATGATCGTCCATCCAATCGGGTGAGCGTTTTTCGAGCACAAATTCATCGGCAGAAACATCTTCAACGAGTTTCGCACGCTCAATTTTGAGAATGCGCTTGTCATAGGAGTAACTTTGGACGCCGGCGGCAACGGTAATGTGATTTATGGCAACGGTAGTGTGCTGGTCGAGTACGCCACCGATGCGTCGAAATAGCTCGGTCTGAGCCTCATCGGCATAGCCGCAGATCTCGTCATTCGTCCACAGCAAGCCCGTATCATCGTTCTGCCACGGCACAGATTTATCGACAATATCTCCCGGCAGATCGTCCACCCGCGAGCGAAAAATCGAGGCGAGCTGTTCCAATGTCAGGGGTGGTTTGAGATCGCCAATTACCGACATTCACTACTCCATGCTTATTTCGACTGTCTCCCCTTTTTCCTCAACCGGCTCGGGCTCTGGTTTGGCCTCGGCCTCTTGTTCAGGCCGTAACAGCTTCAACAGCTCCTCTCGCTTCTGGCCGTCTTGCTCCCCGACATATAACAACATCAGCTCGGTATCGTTCAGGCCCGGAATTTCCTTGACGATATCATTGATCGCCTTGTCGAGCATGTCGTCCTTCCACTGCGCCTGCAATTGCCTTGCCATTGCCAGCGGATCGGCAACGTAAGGCTCAGAGTCCAAGTGTCCGAGCTTGTCACCGGCATCCACCAATTCGGTTTTAATCGGCGGTTGGCCGACCGTTGGCGGTGCTTCAATTGTTTGAACACGCGGCGGTTTGCCGACCTCGTTGTAGGCCTCGGCGATACTCAGAAATCGCTCGATGGCGCGAGGATCTTCCACTACGCAAACATGCGCGAGCGGATCTCCCTTGCCATTGAGCAAATCGGCTTGAGGTCTGAAATGGTAGAGCTTGCCGAAAACTCTGGCTTTACTGCCAACGTCAACGTCTTTTCGGCCAACTTTCTTGGGACGCGCATCGCGTCGCTGTCTGCACTCGATCAGCATTTTCTTGCCCTCCCCAGGCTGTAAGCGCCCGCCCCGAAAATCAGGGCGGGCTAATTAGCTTACGGATTGGTCACTACTGGCAACTCTTGGTTCTGAACTGCGCGCATCCAGAATTGCAGTCCGACTTCGCCGGCGGCAAACGTCGCGGCAACCGTGTTCCAGGTTATCGTGATCGTTCGCTCGTAGTTCGTCGGTGCAAGCTCGAAACCGATCTTGTTCGACATACGCTCCAAGACGGTCGTTCCCTGTCCGATTGTCGTCGCCGGGAAGAAAACATCGTCGTCGGTCGTATCAGCCGGATCTTGGAAGATATCTAGGATACCCACATCGAGCACAAGTCCCGCGCCGGTGTCCATGTCTGTCGAAAACAGGATGGCGTCGCAAACGGTATGACCCGCTGCGAGTTTCATCATCAGAATTCGATCAGCAGCACTCGGTTCGGTGGTGATCGTGGCTCGCGCTTGCTCAACCCGGACCTCGCCCAACTGCGGTGAGTTGAGAGCAAATCCGGCGTTTCCACCAAGAGGGTGTGTAAAGTCTGTCATTTCACTTCCTCCCTTTTAGGTGACAGGTGCCGGATCAGCAGCAGCGGTATCAACCGCTAGAATGCCGAAATCCTTTGCCGTGCCTTCGATGGTAAATCTCGTTTTCTTCAATCCGTAAATTGACGAAGTGGATATTACCACCTGATTTCCGTTGTCGCGGCTTTCTTCATGCCAATCGAAACGGAGCCCGGTGCCTGGTGATCCAAAGGCCACAACGCCAGCTTGGGCGCCCATGAACAAGGCTCTGGCGGCTGCGACATTGGAACCGGCGCCATAGTCGGTAAATCGCAAAATCGCTTTATGGCTCTGTAGCACGACATTATTGTGCATACCAAGCCCGCCTTTGAAGATCGGCGACTTACGACCTTCGGCCGTAGCCGCCGCCTTCTGAATTTCGAGCCAGTTGGCGGCGCCTGCCGCTGTCCTGAGATCGAATTCTTGCCACGGAGACATGAGCAAGACGTAATGTTCCTCGCCGTCGATCATTATTGGCTGGATCTGCGGCGTTCCCTGTGTGCCGCCACCCATCATCACGGCTCTGGTCTTTGACCGATCAACAACATCGGTGTCCATGATATCGGCGGCATCAACGGTCGCCTTGGAAGTGGCGTTGCCGCCATACAGCCTGTGATCGGCGTCCGGTGTTTGCAACGGATTGTTTGCAAAACCGGTGTAAGTGGTGGGAAAAATAAACTCAGTATTCACACCGCGTTCGCCGGATAAGTAGATGAAAAACAATTCATCAAATACTCGGCCCCACCATTCCGATTGCCGGCGTCTCGAAATTCGACGGAGATCGTGGATGGTTCGCTTGCGAGTCATTCGACCGCCGACGTTCACGCCGCCGCGCATCTGGTCGATAAACACTTGGTCGGTGTAGAACTTGAGATCTTCTTCGGTGCCTTCCTGAACGTCGTCACCCTCAATCGGTTGCTGCCTGAGCTGCATGATTAAGTCAAACGTGATTTGCTCACCCGCGTCATTTTCCAACTCGGGAAGCATCTGGATCGGCATACCACTTTCGGGTCCGACACCCATGAACTTTCGATTGAAATAACTGATACGGGCGGTATCGACGGCAAGAAACGCACTGAATCGCTTGACTGCTTTCGGATCATTCAGTCCGATGATTGTGCGTGCCATGAGTAACTACCTCCGGTAATTTTGGAGAGTTCAGTCACTCATGCGACCCGGAACAATTTTAGCTAGGTTTCCGCTGCGAGTTTTACTACAGATCGGGGGTGCAAGTCTATGAACACCCTCTCATCTGCGTCAATTTCAAAGCGGGCCGATTTACCTTTCTTCTCTCGAAGGGTGAGCGACACTGCGCCGACACCATTCGACAACAACTCCGGTGACAACCCTGCGAGATCAATATACAGGGTTTTGCCGGTTTTCAGATCTAAGAACACGCGAGCCATTACTGAGCCCGCAAATACTCATCTGCTTGCTCGTCGGTCATGCTGGCGAGTTTGGCTTCCAACTCAATGCCATCAAGATCATCGAGATCCGCAAATTTATCCTTGCCGGTATCGCCTTCATCGGCTGATGGAACGTCGCTCAGAGTTTTTGGCAATTTACCCTTGGCGTCGTTCGCCGCGTCAGCAGCACCTTTGGCGGCAGCGACCGCCTGGGCGTTCGGATCGGCGTCGGGCGGATTATCTTTCGCCGCCTGCGCTGGCGTGATCTGTTCGAGCACAGCGCGTTTCGCCGTTTCCAGATACCAGTTGTGTGACGAACCGATATTTTTCTCATCGAGATAGAGTTCATTCAAAGCAGCGTTCAATGCGCCTTGCATGATCGTGCTGGCGAACTCGACGTTGCCATCGACAAAATCATTCACTGAGTCCTGCCAATCCTTCACCGCAAGCGATTTATTTGCGCTCTGGACAAAAGATGCCTCACGAACGTCAGCCGTTAAGTCGCCTTGCTCTGACATGATTTCGCGGGACTGTGACAAATACGTTTTGGTGTCGATTTCCTCGGCATCGAGTTTCTTGTCCAAATCAGCCTGCAGCTCATCCAACTCGTTCAGGCGAGTGCCTACTGCTGCCAAATCAATGTCTCGAACCGGTTGCAACTCCACGTTGGCGGCTGCGCCTCGCGGGATCTCCGCTGGCTTGTCGTCGTCGGCGCCGGCGGCGGCGGCATCAGTTGAATCGGCCGCTGCCGCATCCTGGGGAGGACTATCCGCGTCTTTGGCCTCATCGCCTTTTGCTTGGCCGTCGCCGGCTTTATCGTCGTCCTCGGCCGCTAGTGCGGCTTTTTCCTCATCGGAAAGACCGGGTTTTACGTCAGCGTGCTCGTCGGCCGCTGGTGCTGCTGCTGCAGCGTCGTCTTGTGGTGACATTTCTACACTCCTTCACTCATGCGAAGCTATTGCTGAGTTTCCGTTTCTTGATTAAACGGGGTTTCTACTTCCAAAGTCTGCGCTGGCGGGCCGGGTATTGTCGCGGCAGTCGCCGGCGCAGTGTCGGTAGTCTGTAACGAGGCCACCAGTATATCGACGGCCTGCGCCAAAATGGGGTCGCCTTTCAACGAGGCGGCAATCTCAAGGGCTTCCCTGAGCGTCTCGGCTCTCATGCTGGCGGCATCGGCAAGAGATTTATCGCCCATTGCCTCGTCCTTGGTGATTGTTGCCAATTCACCGCGGGTAGCCCGGTCAGCATCTTCCTTCTGTTTTGCGGCCTTCTCGGCCTCAATTTGCTCGCGGTTCGGATCATCGGGATCGGTCATGTTATTGATCATTCGGATGCGCCGAGTAATTTCGTCCTTACCCGGTACATCAGAGAGATCAATAATCAGATCAAGGATCTGCATGGTGACTTGTGGATCTAGCCTTGTCGTCATTTCCATGAGCTGATCGAACATAGCCAGGCGTATCGTTTCGCGGAAATCCTGTGTATCCACGATGAAATCGGCGGCTGTCTCGGTAATTGGATTCAAAACGCTGAGATTGCCGTCCTCATCGGTCTGCCGCTGATTTATGCCCATGAAGTCGGTTCGGCCGCTGTCATCGACAATACGAATCATTTTCGGCTCGGCATAGAATTGTTCGACCAAGGCAAGTTGAACTTCGCCTTCCAACTGTATGCTTTCCCTCAGATTGTCGAACAACATCGCGGTAACAACTGAGCCTTGCGTCTGCCTGAGATTGATGGCGGTGCCGGAATTGGTGTTAGTGACTTCGCCAAGGTTTTCCTCGGTGACGCCAGAGGCCGATTCCAGAAAAGCGATATCGTCACGCATCAAAATAACGTGTTCTTCGGCCAAGTCGATATTGCGGTTGATCTCGAAATTGGCGCCGCGTTTGTGTTTCAACACACCGTCCGGGCGTGCGGCCTCATCAACTGCTTCTTCCCAATCCTCGAAAGCATCCTCGTCACCGATGAGCTGGTTGGTACTGAGAATGAACAGCGCCTTGGATTTACGTTTGTTGAGATCTTCCTGAGCATCCCGCATGTTGCGAATTGGTCCGTATGGCATACCGTCTCTGTCGCGGCGATAGGCCCAAATCGGCGTGAACGGAAAACGGTTGTGCTTATATGGGCTCGGGACGTTCTGCAGCAGATTGTCGCCGGTCCAAATAGCGACCCACACTTGCAGTTCCACGGCGTCGAAAGTCGATGCCAGATTGTTTCTGATCAGAAAATCTTGGTTCAGATCTCCTTGGTCGAAAGGCAAGCCATTGACCTGTTCGAGCTGGTCGAGCAAATCCGGTTGCATCAGCGCATGAGGCTTTGTTCGCAGAAACGTGGCATTAACCGGCTTGCGATACCAGCATTCGATGAGCTTGTTGCGCCGGCGACGATTGCCGATATTGAAACTGGTATCGAGGAATGACCGGCCCCTGGCAAAAACAGGGTGTGACGCACGGTGATCCGCATACAACGATGTGAAAGTAAAGTCGTCGTCGTCCTCGAAGAAGTTCAGATCGCTATGTCGGGCGGTGCGTTGCAGTATCGCCTTTCGTTGCGGGAACATGGCCTCGGCAATGTCGGTGTCGGCCCACTTGACGCGGAATATATATCTGCCGTCCTGCAAGTGTGGCTCTTTCGCAAGGGCATCCCACCACATATTTCGCCAGTGCTCGTAACGCTGAAAAAGCGGTTCCTCGCGGGGATCTGAGCGAATACCGTCCTCTAGCCAACCGACGCCGACTTTCATGGCATCGGCAAACGAACGCGAGCGGGCGAACTGACCCTTGTTCACATCGCTGACGTATTTCAGTAGTTTGGTCTTAGCGTTGGCCTGCTGATCGTGATTGTCTTTTCGCGGCAGTACCTTGAAGTCAACCCGAGTACGGCGCTCGGTGCCGAGAATCCAGTTGATGTGTTGCGCCGTTTTGTTAAAAACAAGCGGCGCCTGGCCGCGTTCGCGCAGGATCTCCGCATCGCGGTCGTCCCATTGCAGACCATCGTAAAAATCGGCGTCGATAGATTGCTGAAAGCGATTTTCGGAGTGTGCGGTACGAGCTTCATTCCACCATTCCTGCAGCTTTTTCAACAACATTCTGCTTTCAGGCGAATCGAGCGGGTGTGTCTTGCTTTCCTCGTCAGGCTCGTCAGCAAAGTTCTCAAAACGCTCATCCAACGGCTTAATGCCGCGTTTGAGGTTTCGCATGTTTTCGATAGACGCAACCATCAGTGAACCGTCGCTGTGATGTGAGTACCGTCGATATTGGCCTGAATATCAGCAATCGGCTCCGGTTGCCAGTTCACAGGCGGCATATTGATCAAATCTTCGAGATTTCCAAGAATTGCCTCTGCGATCTTGAAGGCTTGCTCTTTGGTGACACTGAGATTAAGCATGTCGCAAATCTTGTAGCTGGCGACTTGCATGTATTGTGAATGCCCGCCTTTTTGCGGGTCATCGACGTACTTGAATGCACTCGACAACATAATGATCCACGCAGCGCGAGACTGACGGCGTTTTGGCCGGCAAATCACTAGCGCCGGCTCGTAATCAGAACTGATATCGCTCGGGCTCGTATTGACATACTGCTGCCGAATGACGAATTCGCCGTAATCCTTGGTTTTGTAAACTGTTTCTTTCATTCTCTGATATCAATAATTCTGGCCGTCATCGGCGGTGGAATCAGTCGCTTTTCAATCTCAGCGGGTTCGGTTGTCTGACTGCGATAGCTTTGCCTGGCTACCGTAAAACCCTCTATGGCGGCGTGATACGCGGCAGCTATTTTCTTGCGTCGTCTTGCACAGCCAGCACAGGCCATTAGGCTCTCCTACGTTTACGTTTATCGTCCTCATCGAGATCCGGCTGGATATTCTGAATCCTTTGTGATTGCTGCAGGCGGCGTTGCGTTAAAAGCCTCTTGGCTTCTTGCTGCGGCGTTGAATCAACTCGGCGAGTCGGTTGAAATACGCTTTCCTTTCGCTTCTTACCAGATGGTGCTACGACACTGACGGCTTTGGGCGGCGGTGGCTGATCCAACTTTACCGGAACTAAGCGTTGGCGTCGGCGCAGTATTTCATCGGTTGTTGGCATAGTGATGCCTATACGACGCGACGTTTCTTCTTACGCACTGGCGGCACGTTGGTCCCTAAAGTTGGCGACCGCCCTGGTTGTGGTGCAGCGCCGAGTAATACGTCCAAAACGTCGGGATCTATTTCACCGGTACGGGTTATGCCGCCGCCGCTCACACCGGCTTGTTGCGCTTGGGAAGCTGCTTTTGCATTTGCTCGCACTGCCAGATTCGCCCGGCGAGCGTCAAAGCCGAAACCACCAACAACAGGCATTAGAAGGCGCCCCCTGTGAATGCTCCCCCTGCATCGAACCGTCTGCCTTGTTGATCTCGTCTCCTACGTGGCGGTACGTTGGTCCCTAAAGTTGGATTCGGGTTCGGCAGCGGGTCAGGAGCACCTGGGGTAGCAGGCTGCGCCAGTAATTGCTGCAAAACACCGGGATCTATTTGCCCCGGTCCTTGCCTTCCTCTTTGAATGCGCGCCAAACGCTCGGCATCTTGACGAGCGCCGGTAGCGGCAATTTGCAAGCGACGCTCATTTGCCAGTGCGCGAGGGCCAACCGCAATTTGAGCAACTCTAGGCATCTAAATTCTCCTACGCCGGCGTCGCAGCGGCGGCACATTTGCCGCCAGTGTCGGCGTCGCAGTGGGTTGTGTCGCACCGATGCCACCAAGAAGTCGATCAAGCACAGCCGGCGAGATCTGACCCCCCTTTTGCGGCGGTCGAGGTTTGGCCGCTTTGATCTTTTCGAGTTCTACGCGCTCTCGGTGTCGTGCAAGCGCGAAACTATCCTGTGCCAGTTTCATCAAATTTCGACCAGCACCGACCCGAGCACGAAATTGTCCGACAGGCATTATCCGGCCCTCTTACGTTTTTTCGGTGGCGGATTCCTCCGAATGTCCAGACGATCCAGCAAGTCAGCGCCCGGTGTCTGTGCGCGTCGCCCGCGAGGTCGGCCTGCTTTGGCAAGTTTAAGCGCAGCTTCCTCCCGATCTATATTGGCTTGGATCTGTCCTTTGAACGGATCTAGCAGACCTGGGCGGCGTCGAGCTACCGGCATGATCGGGCTCCTGGTTCGTCGGCCCGAATTTACACCGGCGCCAGATTTTTTGCACGGACCTACATCGGAAGATCTAAAGCGAACTGAATTCCCCATCCGGTCTTGACAGTGGGATGGATGATATCGGAGCGTTTGTAGCGCAGAAATTTTTCGATGTTCAGGCGTTCCTCGGCAGATGGAG